TTGACCCTTTAGCTATTGCTTCTGATACGCCTGACATCGGCGAGCTATTGAGCGAGTACAATCGCTCGATGATTAACTCGTCGCAGGGTAACTTGGTGACGAAGTTTGATAATATCCGTTTTGCTCGTTGGTCTGGGCAAACTGATGACGGAAAAAAGCATAGCGAAAACCGTCCAGAAGGCAGCCCGGCATGGCCGTTTGAAGGTGCGAGCGATGTTCGTAATCGCTTGATCGACTCGTCCTGCAATGAGCTTTCCGCGCTGCTCGTCACAGCCTTTCAGCGTGCAACCATTAGAGCATCCGGGGTGACGCTTGATGATGCACCGATGAGCGGCATTGCAACAAACCTTTTGCACTGGATTCGCGACTCCAAGATGCCGCAAGAGTTGCGCAAGGAAGCTGAACTTGGTGCGCAGTACGCCTTGCAGTATGGCTGGAGCGCGTTCTTTGTAGGCTGGCAGCAAAACATCAGCAAGCGCACACAAGAGATCACGGCGGAAGAACTCTTCCAGATGGCGGCGCAAGCACAGGGATCTGTGATTGCTGAATTGCCACAGATGATCCTTGATGCGCCGGACCAAGCTGCTGCAATTCTTCAGGCTGCTGTGCCTGACCTTGATGCTTCGGAAGCTAAGCGCATGGTCAACGAAATGGCGACCACTGGCCGGGCGACGTACGACCAAGAGTATATCAGCCGCAATCTTCCCGAGATCGTTGCGCTGAAGCCCTGGGATGAGATCATCGTTCCGCCAGAGACGGCTGACTTGCAGCGATCACGGGTAATCTATCGTAGGACATGGATGTCTGAGGTTGAGTTGCGGGAGAAGATCACCACAGAAGGCTGGGACCCAGACTGGGTTGAGCGTGCCTTGCAGCAGATTGGCAAGAGTAGCTCGTTCTACAACATCAACCTGCTACCTACGACAACCATGTTGGTTTACAACGGCGTAAACTACATGAACATGGTGGAGGTTGTTTATGCTTATACCAAGAGTCTTGACGGAAAAGCGCCCGCGATTTACTACACCGTTTTTTGTCCGCAAGCAGCCTCAAACCGAAAAGAAGATGCAGCATCGTGGGCTATCCATCAAAGACTTGATTACGCTCATGGCGAATACCCGTTTGTGGAATTTCGGCGTGAACAGTTGCGCCGCGCTATTACTGATACTCGTGGTATACCCGAGCTGGCTAGCACTGATCAAGACGAGATTAAGGCGCAACACGACTCCATCCGGGATCATACTGCCTTCTCGACTCTTCCTCCCATCAAAGTCGTCAAACGAATTGGTGCCATCAACAAGGTGGGCCCAGGAGTACAGTTGCCTGTCGTAAGCCCTACGGACTACAGCTTCATGGAGCCGCCTGCGCGTGAACCCACGGTGGCGTTTAAGCTCATTGAGCGCGTGGAAGCCAATCACGCTGCGTACTTCGGCACGCTTAATGCGCTTGTGCCGCCGGCCAAGACGCAGATGTTGCAGCAGTTGCTCGTCAATAGCTGGCTCTTAAGCTGGCGTAACATCTACCGGCAGATGTTTGCGTTGTGCTGCCAGTACATGAGCCCGGAAGAGATCCTGCGTGTAACCGGTGGGCAGTTGCCGCAGAGCTTGTCTGAGATACACAACGAGTTCGACCTTAACGTCCGCTTTGACGTGATGGACATGGACAAGGAGTACATCGCGCAGAAGATCGATTTTCTTACGAAGGTTGCCCAACTCGACACGGGCGGCGTGCTTAACAGAACGCGCCTCACTGAGATGATGATCCAAGCTATCGCGCCTGAAATGGCAAGCGAGCTTATCGTCAACCAACAGCAGGCCAGCGTGCAAATGTTCAAGGACGTGCAGAGTGACATCGGCATGATGCTCCTTGGCAACGAGGCGTTGTACCAAGAGAACGACCCAGCTGCACAGACCAAGCTGCAATACGCGCAGCAGGTGCTGCAGTCTAACCCAAAAGCGCAGGCTGCATTGCAGCAGGATGAGAACTTCAAGGCGCTGTTTGAGAACTACGTTAAGAGCCTGCAAATGTCAGTTATGCAGCAGCAAAACGCGCAGATTGGCCGGATTGGTGTAACTCCAGTATCTCAACAATGACGGAAAATCAAAAGGATGCCTTTGGCTTTTCAGGGAAGAACAATACTTGGAGCGAAGTGCTTAAAGTTATCGAGCAGTTGCAAGAACAGCACTGGATGATGGCTATAAGTAAAGACTGCAAGGGAGAAGATAGAATACATTCAGCAGGTCAAGCTGATGGGATTAATCTTACTTTGAGCACGCTCATTGAATTAAGAAAGCAAGCAAGAGAATTAAATGGCTTGACTAATAACGAAGATTTGGCATAACGCCACTAGCGGGCTAACCAGCGTTACTGGTTTGATTATATAAAGGACTTGCTACCTATTAGCATGAACGAAGCACAATCACAGCCTGACGCCGGGAGTCAGGAGGCAGGAACGACACCCGTTGCACAGAAACTCGGTTTGCTAGACCAGCAAAGTCTTAGTGACCTGCTCAAGTCTGGTTTCCTTGACGAGAAGGAGGCGACTCCCGCCAAAGAGGAGCAGGCTGAACCTGAAGTTGACACTGAGGAGCCAATTGTGGACTCGGAAGTGGAAGCTGAGGTGGAAGCCGATCAGCCCATTGAAGAAGCTGAAGCTGAAGAAAGTTCGTTAAGCAAGGGCGTACAGAAGCGCATCAACAAGTTAGTTGCTGCGAAGAAGGCCGCTCAAGCTGAATTGGAAGCGCAAAAGTCGCGTTTGTCTGAACTGCAAAGGGAACTAGAGACTGCAAAGTCTTCGGCCCCGGCAAGACAGGTGGACGTATCCGATGCAGTCGAACGCTTGTCCACCATCGAACAGGTGAAGGAAGAGCGCCAGAGAGCGTTGGATGTCATTTTGTGGTGCGAAGAGAACCCAGATGGAGGAGTAATTACCCTGCCAGATGGAACTGAGAAGGATTTAACCGATCAGGAAGTTCGCAGCATGAAGCGATTGGCGATTCGGCGCAAGGAAATCGAGCTGCCCGCCCGCGAAGAGTACCTGCAACAGCAGACATACGTCGAGGGTGAAGTAGTTAAAGACTTTCCTTGGTGGAGCAAGCCAGAGACTGAGGAGTATCAAACTGCTCAACAGATTCTGCGTGAGTTTCCAGAGCTGAAAAAGCGCAGGGCAGACTGGAAGCATGTTGCTGGATTATTAGTTATGGGAATCAAAGCCTACGGCGAAAAGAAAGCACAGAAGAAACCAACTGCACCGATCAAACGCGCCCCTGCACAGCCGTCTATTAAAGCGGCACCGGCAAGGACGACCCAGACGGACCTTCAGAAAGCCAAGCAATCGTTCATTCGGAACAATTCAAGAGATGGGATGACTGACGTGATTAAAGCAATGGGACTTGTGTAAGTCCTTAACAATCAAACTTAGTTTTACTCTTATTTATGGCTATTCTTACTGAACCCCAACTTAGCGGTCGCGGTCTACGCGAAGACTTGATGGACATGATTGCGCTCGTTGACGCAAAGGACACTCCTTTTACGTCGATGGCTCGCAAAGGCAGCAAGCCCGGAAATATGTACTTCCGCTGGCAGTCTGACTCGCTTCCTACCCCTCAGGTAGGTGGTGTGGTGGACGGCACGGACGTTTCCACCTACGACAACTACGTCGTTGGCTACCGTGCTGAACTCGCAAACTTTGCACAGGTGTTCCGCCGTGCAGTGCGCGTGTCCCGCCTCACTCAGGACATCGCTGATGTCGCAGGTGTGCGTGACGAACTGGCTGACAACGTCAGCAAGGGCATCACTGGCATCAAGCGTGACATGGAAGCGACCTTCACGTCGAACCAGCTCTCGCAGCAGGACAACGGCACGACTCAGGCCTACCGCACTGCTGGTGTGCAGACCTGGATCAGCAACGCTGGTACTGGTACGCCAACTCCCGGAGACATCCCTTCGATTTTCCGTACTCCTACGACCTCGATCCTCACTGGTGCATCCAGCGGGTTGACGGACGCAGGTGTGCAGGGGCTTCTGAAGTCGATCTTCGATCAGACCGGCCACTATACCAGCTTCGACGCCATCGTCGGAACTGACCTGAAGCGTGCTTTCACCGGCCTGCTTGGAACCACGGCTCTGACCACGGTCAGCAACTCCAGCAACACGCTTGCTGCTGGTGCTACCAAGGTGCAGACCTTCCAGCGTGACGCTGCGGCTGACACCTTCATCCAGAGCTTGGACGTGTTCCAGGGCGACTTCGGAACGGTGCGCTTGCATCCTTCCACGTTCATTGGAACTGTGTCCGGCACAACCTGGACGCCTACTCCTTATAAAGGTCTTGTGCTTGACATGAACCTCATCGAGGTTCGCTACGGCGGAAACGTCGCTAACGTCACTGCACTGCCAGATTACGGTGGTGGCCCTGCTCGCTTGATCGAAGCAGTTGCTGGCTTGGTTGTCGGCAACCCGCTCGGCCTCGGGAAATTCGACTACTCCTCCTAGTAGTTGTTGATCGGTGACACCTACCCCGACGCGAAAGCGTTTCTTGAAGTGGTGTGACACTCTGGAGAGACAGAGATTATAGACCTGTCAAGGCTAGTGCGAAGGCATCCTCAAACCGATGGGTCACTTATTGCGACACCTGCCTAGCTAGCACCGGACTAGCCTGAATTGAGATCCTTGGTTAGTGGTGTGACTAGCTGGAGAGACAGCCTCGTCGGCAACGCGACATGAAGCGTTGTGGGGAACGCACCTCTTAGTGGCGTGACACCTCGGAGAGACGGGGACAATTTTACTATGATTACAATCCCTACTGACTTAGTGCCACAGCTTGAGCAAGAGTTGCGTAAAGGCTGGCAAAAGAACCGTATTGAAGCGGAAGTTCAAGCCAAGCAAAACGAAAAGATCAATAAGCAGAAGCACAGGTCAATAGAAGGATTGGGTCAGCTTACGGCAAGGATTCCTCCCACTGCGTATCACTTCTGGGGTCAGAAGCTCGGATACGAGTGCTGGAACGATAAAGCGTTCATGGATGAGTTTTTGCGTGACAATCCCGAGTGTCGAGTCAATAGTGGAGGGACTAAAGAAATCCACGTTGGCTGGACACCAACCAACGTTCGTTCCCGCACCGTTTATCAATGAAGACCGTTCCGTTTAGCGACATTCTTGCTTCTGTCTGCCAACTTGTTGGCTTGGATCGCGTTACGCTAAACGATAAAGCATTTGGAGCAATCCGTGATTTCACTGGGCGCCGGCTTACTGTAATTTGGGACCGCGAGGAGTGGCCAGACGTTCAGCGGTGCATGTACACTTGGCCGGGCATGCCTGTGCAGTCTATTCAGGCCTCTACAAACAAGCTTTCAACGGAAACGGATGAACCGCTTGAGACTGAAGATGCGGAAGATCTTCTTACACAAAACGAGTTAAACACAAACACAACTCGGATTAACTTTGATACAAACTTCAAGCGGGTTTACTTGCAAGACTTCGAGAATGACGCCTACAAAAAAGGCACAATATCAGAATCTTACGTTAAGTTTTTAAACCCATTTTACGGATTCACATATGAATCTGAAGATGTTTTAACTTCTATTGCTGACAACCAGTACAATTTTACCTACCTCACGGCAACTGACGAACTCGGAGAGTACATCACGGCAATTGACATTGAGACTGACTTTACGCAGACAAATTATTTTACATATGCCGGGCCAAACGGGCCACTTACGACAAAGGTGTTGTTTTTAGACAATAGACAGTTGTTGATTCAAATTCCACAGGGATCGCTTCACGGCCTGAATGTGTTCAATAACGACCCAAGGCAGTCAACGAGGTCTATTCCGGTGCAGTTCATTGTGGAAGACTTTGCGGATCAGACGCCCCAGACATTTGGTGATGACTTAAGCTACTTAAGGACATTTCAGGCAGACCGTCAATTTGTGCAGTACAGGCTGGTTCCGCCGCGCATGTTTGGAGTTAAGTACGACCCAATTGTGAATTACACTGCTGGGTCGCAGGTTTATTTTGATATTGCTCAAAACTCAGGAAGTTACGCGGCAGAAGACAAGACCAAGGCAAGCAACGGCAACTTTTTCTTTGCCAACACAAACGTCACTGCCGGAGTAACACCATCAAGCCAGACATCTGAGATCTGGAAGATTCTTGAGATTCCAGCTAGGTTTCGTGACTACTTGGCAAACTCGGTGTCTGCTGACTTCCTCAAGTCTGAAGGCCGTGCAGAAGAGGCTGTGCTGTTTGAGCAGTTAGCTGAAGCGGCAATTCAGCAGCAGATTGATGTTCTTGTTCGCCAGCAGGGCCAAGTTCAAAAGTTAGACATGGTGTACACTTACTAGCATGATCACTCAATTCATCAGAAAGCGGAACATTAATCCTGCGCTTGACATAAACAAAAACTTTGCCCGAGTTCAAGTGAGAGGTAACTCTAAGACATTTGCGTTTAAGAAAGTAGATGTTCCTGCAAGTGCTCGCATCTTGACACAAACAAATGATTTTCTTAATACTGAAGCTAGTCAGCGCATTAACATTGGTTAACTCATGAGCATTAGAATTTCCAACCTTGAAGCAGCCGTTTCAGTAAGCGATGCTGACATCATTCCAATCGTCCAGAATGGCACAACCAAGAAGGCTGATGTTAGCCTAATCCGTCCTGCGAGTGGCGTTACTGCTGGAACCTACGGGGCTGCGGGTCAAATCCCTCAACTTACCGTAGACACAAAAGGACGCATTACGAGTGCTACTACGGTTTCGATTAGTCCATTAAGCAACCCAACCATCAACGGTTATGTTGAAGGTAATACTAATCTTGGCACTGTTGGAGCATCTCAGACATTAGACATTTCCAGCAGCACGGTTCTTATTGCTACGCTTACGGTGGCAACAGCCACAACATTCACAATGCCAGCCCCCGCGCCCGGAAAAGCGTTTACATTGTATCTTAAGCAGCCTGCATCCGGGGCTGTTGGGTCAGCTACGTTTACTGACGTAAAATGGCAGAATAACACTGCCCCTGTTATTACACAGTTCAATGGCACGCTGGATATTCTTCCGTTTGTCTCCGATGGAAATAACTGGTACGGATCCTCAGTTCAAAACTTCGTATACTAAGTCGCTATGCCTGACATTAAAATCTCTCA